CATGAACCGATCTATACTTGCAGTTTACATCAACGCTTCTAATTAGACTCTCAACTAAATCACCGCCATTGTTAACTTCCGCAACGATCAGGTTAGCTTGCCATGTGTGATAAAGCTCTACAGCTAGTCTCGCCCAATCGTTTGGAGTATAGACACCAGAGCGGTCATCTAACAGATAATACTTCTTCTCAGCGTCTTTTCCTACTACAACGATACCTGACTCGTCAGAATCAGCGTTAGCAGTAACCGCTGGGTCAACCGCGACAATTATTTTAGTAAACTCTGGCTTAGTATCTCTCGGTAGCCTACAGGCATCTATCATGCTGTTATTCCATAGCGCCCCTTCTAAGTTATCAAGCACCTCAGCATACAATTCCTGCCTACCTAGCGCAGTACCCTCATACCTCTCCTTTAACATCGCCAGTGTGGATGCCGCTAAGTTATCAGAGTTCTCAAAAGTGTTCCCTGTAGTAACGACCACATCCTTTCTTTCTAATAGCTTTCTTATTAAGGGGGTTGGTTTAGGGGTTGTGGTTATGATGCATTGAGGGTTCTCACCCAATCTCAAAGCAAACATTAGCTGATCAAACGCCTCTGGGTATCTCCATGCCGCAAGCTCATCACACCATGCTCTATGAAACTGTGGACCACGCAATCTATCTGGCTCAGTAGCGGAGAACCCATATATTATTGAACCATTAAATAATCGTATCTCTGATGCCGAAGAGTTATATCCTTGACCCCTACCCTTGAGCATAGTCTCCTCTGGTAGAGTTTTAAGTATTCCAGATACCCCGCCAAACGCTACGCGCCTAATGTCTCCGAAAGTTGGAGTAATGACGGCTACTTGCACGTTAGGGTTTCTTAAGGCGTATATCATTGCATCAGCCGCCCCTGTCCTAGTCTTTCCCCACCCCCTGCCAGCCAATATAAGCCATATATTCCAATCGCCTTGAGGTGTTATCTGTGTCGGCCTAGCTGTTGATAGCCAATCAGTGTAAAGGTTTGCTACCGCCTTGTGACCTTGCGTTCGCAAGCTCGTCAAGTTGTTCCATAACTCTGTGGAAGGCTTCTGGATTACTGACATCTGCTGATACCTTTGAAATTTGCTGTGCTTCACCTAAAGCTAATTTTCCCAACCTTTGCGCGTTTTGAGCAACATGAGATGCCGCTTGCAAGTCTTGTATTGTAATAGCCTCAACCTCTGAGTTTTGTTCCTGTGTAAACGCCCTCTGTAGCTTTTGACCGACCCTGTTTAACATGGCTTGAGCTATTTGAATTGCGGTATCATCTAGCCTTTTTGAGTCAGATACCATTCTGTCTATCCGCTCCTCGTCCAGTGCTAGTTGTATCTCAGTTTGAACCTTGTTCTTTTGACCCTGCCAATCTTCACTTGAAGAATACCTAAACAAAGTGGCTCTTGATACTTCGTGCCTTTTAGCTAAAGCGTCAACTGTAGGGTACTTCCTGACCCCAGACTCGTCAGTGTAGCCGTGAACATACTCGTCCCTTATAGCTATCTTTAGTTCATCTACTAATTTAGTGGGCATAGGGTTAACCGTTATCAATTAATCTTGATTTATCTTTAAATTCTTTCTTTATGCGTATCTGGTCTTTTGTAGTCCATGACTTACTATACTCTGCATCAGCAAACAGCTTAGAAAAACCAGTTATATGCTTTAGCCTTAAAAGCTCATCAGCACTCATACCTAAGTGATTGCATATCTTATCGTCTTCCCATCCATTATCAAGCATTGAAAAAACCATGTTAGACATGCCTGTAATTGAGTGCGCCCCTCTAGCTCTATTGTGCCTTACAGTAGCGGCCATTCTCTCGTTGATACTCTTTTTAATAACTACTATAGGAACCCTGCCTCCAGTAGACTCTTGAATGTCTTTATTATTCTTGCAAATAAAGTATCGGTGAAAGCCATCTACTATCACGTACTTCTTTAGCTCCTCATCCCATATAGTAACAATCGGCTGAGTATATCCGTCATGCTTTATTGATGTATACAGAAGCCCCATCTCCTTACCTGCGACTGTATTGGGGTTGTAGTCATTAGGCTCAACGTCCTCAACTAAAACCCATAAAACTTCACTTATTGGATGGTTTGGCAAATCGCTCATCTATAACTCCGATCATGTGTGGTTGAATGTATATCATATTTTTGTCAAGCCTTTGCCTATTAGAGATGTTTCCTCTTCTCCAATCTCGGTATGTAATCATAGGGGGGCTGTTCATAAATCCTGCCAGCTTAACAAACTCCCAGTCATTAGCTAACAAAGACGATATTTGCTTTTTAATTAAATCTTTAGGTCTAGCCATATCACCATAAAACTCATCCATCTTCGCCCACTTCTTAACGAATGCTTCCCTATGTTTAACCATAGTAATTAAATGCTCAGTTAAATAATCTCTATATTCAGCCCAAGTATCAAACATATAAGGCAAGGTCTGAACAGAAAACATCTCATTTTTCTTCATATGCTTTGCTTGATTGATGCCTCCCAACCTTTTAGTTAAGGCGCTCCACGTATCAGATTCAATCTCATGCAGGAAAAAAAGACTATGAACAGCTGTCTCATGATGTAAATTTGACACTCTCATGTTTCTAGGGCTTATTCCGTAACGATAAAGCTCATCATATATCTTGCAGTATTCCCAGCCTCCATCATGAATATACTTCCATACATCACTCATGCACCAATCCCAAATAGGGTAAAACGTATAATGTCCTTTTTTCTCATTAAGTTTTTTGCCCCACGTTATATCTTTGTAGGTTGCCGCAGTGGTTAGACCAGCCAAGCGAGTAGGGCTTTCTTCCGCTCTAACTCCAGCTAGATAACACGCTGATTCATCAGGAAACCAATAATCTAAAGCCTTAACAAACATATCGTGAAATCGCTCAGTGCCAAATACATTCTCTTTAATGCTGATATCTTCTTTTGGGCGCATCCACTCATCCCCTTCCTTCCAGCACATCAACCAAGGGTCATCCATAGATGTGGCGTTAAACAGCTTTATAGGAGCTTGAACCCAAAGAGGCTCTATACGAGGGTCTGCCATTGCAATCCTCATATATTCAATAGTCATTCTGTACTCGGCTTCCTGATCTAAAAAGAACATCTTTACTGGTAGCCTACCTCGCTCTTCTGCAACTTGAAGCGTCAACTGCATAGTAACTGTACTGTCTTTTCCACCACTAGAGCTAATCACCACATTATCAAACTCATCAAATATGCGATTTATCCGCCTCAGAGCAGACTTGTAAACATCATCTTTAAGAAATATCTTCATAATATTGGGTTCTTTAAAGCAAAATTTAGGCACATTTCAATAGCCTTTTTTGGATTTATCAGCGTGTTGCTATCAATAGATACCGCAACATTCCAAACGTCATATTTGCTTTTATTAAAAACTTGATGCGGACTATGAGTATCAAGAATGTAAAAAGTTCCTCTCTCTAATTTAAGCTCTGACTTATCAAGCCCGCGAACAAACATTCCTTCATCTGCTCTTATTTTTAAATGATGGCTGTATCTAGGATAAGGCGGGTCCATATGCAATGGAGTACCATTTCTAACCGCTATCCAATGGGGATCATTTTCATAAATAACTTTTCCATCATCTCCTTTTTTTCGCCCCCAAGTTTTTAACCGACCAGCTTTAGGCTTAAAGCTATTTGTTTTAAATATTTTTAACAGGTGCTGTTCAGTAACAAATTTAATTTCAGCAGGCAACTCTATTTTTTCTGAATAGACGGCAGGGTTTTTTCTTTGACCTTCCGTAATTTCGTAATCCCAACTAACGTCCATTTTAAATCCTCATCTATTGTTAAACGTAAGACTAACTCTTTTTGATGACCTTCTGCTGTCAATCTCAGACTTTCCTATCCTGTGGTCAGCTAAATTAGGACAATGAATTAAGTATTTTTGCTTAGTCTTTTTTAGGTAATCAGCAACAGTAAGGTCTAATCCTGTGGGGTGTTCTTCCCACCGCTCCCACTTGGGAAAGTAAGCCCTTAACCCTTTGCTCATCTTTGGCGGTAAATAGAAGCAAACAGCCGCTAAAAAATTAGACCCATTCTCAAGTCTAGTGCCTACTACAAGATCAGCTTTTCTCATAGAGAAAAATTGAATTACCATGTTTGGATTTTCATCTATCACTACTCTTGATTTAGCAATAAAGTCATCAGCTAAAATAACATCATCCTCAAAATGAATGGCCTCGTCATCTTCAGCGGCTTCTAGCGCATTCATAAAGTTTTTCATAGGGTCTGAGTCTTCGTCCTTTAGCTCAATTAGATTTGGGATTTTATCATGCACATATCTTGCGTAATCCTCTCTGCCAGTGCAGGTTCTCATTATGTATTTCATAACTCAGCCCTATTTATAATCTCAGCATCTAATGGATTTTTATCCATTACCCAGTATTTATGCGTGTCGGTATAAAAATATATATAGCTTGACCTGTAAAAACTTTCAATTAGACCATTGCTTTTTATATGCATGGCAACCTCTAAAAATTTATTTTCATCAGGACACTCTCGCTTCCTAGCATATGAATGAGGTATTTTTGGCATTGTCTTTGCAAAATTCCAGCGCCAAGATTCAAGAATGTAAATCGCTTCTTTTGAGTTCATGAACCGCTAAACTTAAAAGTTTCAGCGCAGTAAGGACACATAACTTCTACCCCATCAAGTGAGTTATCTGTAGATATCCCAGCTATCTGGCTTTCAAGATTGGTAGATGCCTTATCCATATCATTTTGATTTACATCTCTAAAATCTTGCATTGGGGATAAATTAGGAGAAAAATCTTCAAAAGAAAAATCAGAATCCATACCCACCAATGAAAGATCAAAATTGCTATCTGATAGCGATCTAAGCTCTGAGAAGTAAAGCGCGTCATCCCATTGACTGCTTTCAGACAGCTTATTGTCCGCAATGACGTACGCTTTTTTCTGCTCGTCACTCCATCCTTCAGCCACTATGCACGGCACAGTTTCCATATCTAATTTTTTTGCGGCAAACAAACGGCCATGGCCAGCTAAAACCATATCATTTTCATCAATCAATATAGGTACAGTCCAGCCCCATTCTCTGACAGCATTAGCAAGCTGGTCTATTTGAGAATCTGGATGAATGTTTGGGTTTCTATCGTAAGGAATTAACGAATCAACACTTTTTTGCTGAATTTTTTCAGCCGACCAATTAGCCATTTGACCACCTATTTTTTAAGTCTGAATACATTGTACCTCATGGGTTAAAACAGTTAAAGCACAAAAAGCATAAAAAAAAGCCCATTTAGTGCAAATAATGTTTGCAATGGTAAACAATGCGCGTATACTAACTGTATTGATTAAATAAACCCCGCTAAATAAAAGGTGCAAGATATGAGCAATACACTACCCAAAATTACCAACCGCATGTTTGGAATTGAGATTGAATTTGTTGGTGCCAACCTTAGAGAAGTAGAGCAAGCGATTAACCTTGCTGGCGTTGATTGCCACATTGAGAGCTACAACCACAGCACACGCCCACACTGGAAAATAGTTAGTGATGCTAGCTTGAGATCAGTTAGAGGATACGCTGGAGAGTTGGTTAGCCCAATA